TCTTACACCGGGTCAAGTGAGACCGAACGCACTTGTCACCAGTCTCGAGCCAACCGGTCGACTGAATACCAGAGCGATGCATAAACCTCAAAATCGGTTCGAGATTCGATTCAAACACCTTGAGAGGGCGGTCTTCGCCCGGGAGAGCCCTTCGAAGTTTGCCGTCACAGGCTTTCATGGCGGCCCAGGTGGTAAAGTTGAGTTTCATGAATGGCTTGAGTTCGTTGTTTTGAAAGCCCCAGAGATCCTTGGACCTCAAGAGCTCGTATGATGTCGGGGCATTGTCGCCACAGGCTTTTTTGATTTTATCGAATAAAAAATGATCGCTAGCATTTTTGGCGAGTTTTACGAAAAAGTACGGCTTGAAAGCGGTCGACACTGAAACAGAGTCCCCGTTTGCTGCCCGGCCAAAAATACTAACAATGTACTCACCCTCGGTGTCGCGAGCTTCCCACGTGAGAGCCTCAAAGACAACCATCTTTCTTTTGGTATGTAGCGTCTAAACTTTTTAATATATTTCTTGAGTTATATTAAATGGCTGTTGAACTTGTCTCAAAGGGAGCTCAGGACGTGTACCTCACTGGTAATCCAGAGGTTTCATTCTTTAGACAGAATTACAAGCGTCACACGAACTTTGCGATGAGAGAGGTTCAGCTCAACCCCCTCGGCGGCCTCGCCACGAACAGCGAAATCAGTCTCAAGATTCCTAGCAAGGGCGATCTTCTCAGTCACATGTGGATCGACCTCGGGCTCGGGACCGTCACGAGCAGCGCTCTCAACTCGAATGCGTGTGGCATTTCAGCAGACTCCGACGCAAACCCAGCCATCTTCGAGCTTTATATAGGCGGTCAGCTCGTTGATAGGCAGGACGCCTTCTTCGCCGTTCAGTACTGGCAAAAGTTTCTCAACGATTCTTCCGTGAAGAATGACGCGATCCACGGAACGAGCTCTGCCGGAACCCTCTCGTGGAAGTACGCAAACTGGCTTCCACTCCACTTTTTCTTTTGCGACAGCGTGTACCTTCCCCTCGTCGCCCTCCAGTATCACGAGGTTGAGGTTCGCATCAAGTTTTCGTCAGACGATTCCAACTCGCTCCTCTCCAAGCTCAAGTTTTACGCCAACTACATCCTCCTCGACACCGACGAGAGGGCGGCGTTCGTCAACGCCGAACACGAAATCCTCATCGAGCAGGTTCAGAGAATCACGTTTGATTCCAACAAGTTTAACCTCGGACTCCTCAACCACCCGGTCAAGTCCCTTCACTGGGGCCTGGCGTCCGCGACGGGTCTCAAGACGGAGAACGTTCAGCTGTACCTCAACGGCACTGAGATTTTCGGCACTCCCATGCCCGACAAGTATTTCACACAGGTTCAGGGATACTACTACTCTGAGTTTAGCTCAGACCCCCTCAGGTACTCTAATTCGAGCTTAAAGATGCTTTCGTTCGCTCTCAAGGCGAACAAGCATCAGCCGTGCGGGACGTGTAACTTTAGCCGTCTCGACACGGCCACTCTCACCATGACTGTGACTGGCGGAACTCTCAACTACCTACACGCCGTCAACTTTAACATTCTCAGGATCAAAAAGGGTATGGCTGGTCTCGCCTTTAGTAATTAGTCGGACACGATTTGGTACGTTCAACTTGAGTAAAACAGAGGTCCCCGCCGTTTTGAGACCTATCAATGGCGTGCGAGGCGCTCCGGAACGCATCCTTCACGTTGTTGGCGTCGAACGTCAACGAAGACTCCTCTCGAATATTAAACTCCGAAGCCGTGCGAATGGCGTCTTGGTTCGCACCCATGAATATAAAATTCCAACCAAGAAGCTTCTTCTCTGTGATGAGCTTGTTGATTTGAGTCTTTGTGTACTTGATACTCGCATTCTCCTCTCCGTCAGTCATGATGAGAATGATGACGCTTCCTTCGTCGGCCCAACTCTTGGACTCAAACTTTTCGGCGAGTTCGATGGCGTGCCCGATGCCATCGAGGAGAGCGGTGGCCCCGTGAGGCCTGTACAACGACGACGTGAGAGGCTTGACGTCCGATATTTTTATATTTTCACTGACAACCTTTACTGTGTCACTGAAAAGTAAAAGAGACAATACCGAATCTTTCGCTGAAGACTGAACAAACTCGTTGAGACCTGAGATGGTCCTCTCGACATATTGTTTCATTGACCCAGAGCAATCGAGGACACAATAGATTTGAGACATTTTTTATTATTCATGGTCCAAAAACTTTATGCGAGCCCAGTAGACCCAAAGCCCCCAGAACCCCGCGACGTGTTGATGAGGTCCGTAACCTCTACGACGCGGGCCGCTGCGTACTTTTCGAGAATGAGCTGTGCGACTCTGTCGAGCGCGTTGAACCTCACGACTGATTTACCATGGTTACACAGGACAACCTTGATTTCGCCGGTGTAATCAGGATCTACGACCCCGGCACCCACGTGGACGTTATATTTGACAGCGACACCGGACCGCGATGCGACCCTACCATATGTGCCAAGTGGTAGCTTAACTGCAATACCAGTCGAAGCGCATATAAGTTCACCTGGAGGAATAGTAAGATTATCAATACAATGCAGATCGTATCCCGCGGATCCATTCGTCGCGCGGCGAGGGATGATAGCCTGAGAACACAGACGCTTCACCTCAAGCTCCATTACGTATTTTACGTCCCGAAACTTTAAACCTGTTGACGTGACCGGTGCGAGCCTTTTCGCGCTTCGCCCTGAGCACCTGAGACCGCGTGAGTTCAGAAAACGTCGTCGGAGTCTTTGAGGTTATTCGTTTCGTGGGTCGATACACGGAAGACTTGGACGTGTACCTGTACTTTCCCGTGTCGGACTTCCAATTTTCGGCGAACCATCTCGAGAGACCGGTTCGTTTAGGTTTTGGTCCTATAAAGGTTCCCCCGAGTTTCTTGTACTTTTGTATAATGAGGCCGCTACGGTACGCCGACGGTTTCATGTGAATGGATTTTTTCACCTTTTCATACAAGTTCGGGTCTGTAACTCTCATTATCTTCACATGTGAATTTTATTTCAGTACCAGTATTGAGGTCGACGATCCCAAACTCACTCTCGTACACCCAGCCTTTATAGTTACCAGGATGGATGTGTTCCAGGAATTTTGAAGCGTGAAATATATCATCAAACACCAGATTATAGAATGACACGTTCTTCGTCGTCATATCCATGAAACCTGAGTGCTTTTCAAATTGTATTTTGTGCCAATTGACCATCACCTAAAATAAACCCTTATTTTTTCCTCGTGTATAACATAATGGGAAACTCTTCATCGACTGTCGTGGTAAAGCAAATAAACGAAACTGTCAACGAAAGTACGTTCAAATTCTTGACGAAACGTACGAACACGGTTGAAAACAAAGTGACAAACATCCAGAACATGAATGTGTCTAATATAAAGGCATATGGGTGTACACTAAATATAACACAATCAGGTAGTATAACAGCAGTCACAATACAAGAACTAAAAGACGAAGACGTGATACAGTTACAACAAGAAATCCAAGCGGCTCTCGAAGCAAAAGCCAACACCGCATCAAACTCCGAGACGCAATTTGGAGCAACTGGTTCATCTCAATCTTATAATAGTCAGGACATTACACAAAGGGTTATCAATATAACTAAACGCGAAATTACAAAAGACACGACCAATAAAATTATAAATGACATGAATTCGAAACAGCAGTTGGACGTCTCGAACGTCATGATAGATCCGTGCGGGCTTAGTTTATACACGGAGGTTCTAAAAAGAGATCCACCAGAATACTATTTGAAATACTGTGATATGAAAAAATCATGTAACATATCGCAGGACATGGCCATAAAGTCTGTTGCCCAACAGATTACAAATTCAGTTACAGCCGCAGTCTTGTCAGATACATTTCTCAGTTCTCTCTCAGCTAAAAGCGAAGCCACAGGGTCCTCTAAGAATGTGGGTGTGTTTCAGAGTTTGGGAGAAGGTATAGCGACTATATGGAAAGGTATAGGAAGCGCCATAAACAGTCTATTCGGTGGAGGAAAGTTTGGCGGTGTTATGATAGTCATAGTACTACTGATAGTCGGATTTGTCGCCTTTAAAATGTTCATGGCTCGAAAAGAAGCCGCCACTACCGTGGTTGGGGCGGCGGCTCCTAAATCGTAAGGACCCCTCCCCACTCCAGCATTTCAGTACAGTCGCGACGCAACTGTTGGAGACTCCTATATCCTTTGTTCATTTCTATGAGTTTACACCGCCTTCCAATCTGAATTTTCAAAAGTTTTTTCATCTTTTTAATCAAATTTGGAACTTTCATGGCGTGGTGTTCTCTCTTGAGGCGCACAAACAAGTCCCTACAGTGGCTCATATGAACATACAGAGGATCGTTCGGGTCGAGGCTCGGCGGTTCTTTCAAAATATCAAAGTATTTATAAACCTCGTGAATCATCTGGATTCTATACGTGTGGTCTTCGTGATACGGAATTATAACCATTTCATAAAGCCCATGGAAATACTCCTTCCATTCAACTTGTTGACGTGTCGTGATTCGATTGTAATCAATCACGTCAAACAAAACATGTGAAATTTCATCGGCGACATCCTCATATCTCTGGGATTCTCGAACTCGGAGGTGTGAAAATTTACGAATGTGTCCTCTGAAGTTGTATATCCGTTTGGCTAGTTGGGCAATTTTTTCATCCGTCTCGGTGGCCAAGATCTTGACGTCATACAGAACGTTGTCAACTATGGGTTCATTTGAGTACTCAGCCCCAGAACGGACCAGGGTCTGTAATGCCAAAACCTGTAGATTCATTTGAAATGTATCGTATTATTTTTTTATGTTGTATATTGTAAATGGCTGTTTGTAATAGACCCGATCGAAATGAGGACTGGGAGCCTTGGTGGACAACAGGCGAGCAAAAATTAGGAGGCCGAGGAGACACTTTTTTAGTATGGTGTAATAGACACCTCGATAGAGAGTTACCTGGAAGATGTCGAAATTGGGGAGAAGATCTCAACAGGGTTTACCCTAAATTGTTAGCCAAGGGTGTGTGGAATGATGTTAACTTTGAAGAGAATAGTTGGACTAGAGGCAGCCCATGGGGTGGTGTTGGGTGTAATTCAGGTTCAATTGGGTGGTGTACAATGAAAACTCCAAAGGAGGCTAATAAATACGCATGCTGTACGAATGGTAAAACCAGTGTTCTACAGTGCGGACAAAATTGGTGTAAAGAAGATCGGTCAAACTGCGATACGTTCATGTCAACATACTGTAGTGCGGGAACAAGACTGATAGACGACGCAAATTGTTACTCCAAGTTTCAAATTAGTAAAATTACCGAAATTAACCAGATGTGTTCCGAACCCGCAAACATAATGAAACCTTCGTGTAGAGATTTTTGTAACAACCAAATTGCCACAGACGGTGGGTTCACTGGTACGTGTCAGGCGAGCGCTGGTTCGTATTGTGCCGCAGCTGCAAATGCCTCTAAACCCGAATGCACCTGTATAAATTACTCCAAATCCCCCGAGTACAAGGCTTTCATTAGCAAATTGCCAAACGGTGAAGCTGGTATACCGAATCCTCAGTGCTGGGCAAACGTATGTACAACCGGGAACCCGTTGACGAGCTTTTCCAAATGTCCTACTAACATGGCTCTCTGTATTCAGGGTTTAACGGCTACTGACATAACAAGTCAGAACATTGGAAAAGTTGGTAGCGACTGTAACATACAGTTACAAACATCTAGCACAACTACGCCTCCTGCAGTTCCGGGTTCGTCTTCTCCACCTCCTCCTCGTACACCCCCACCCTCGTCTTCTCTTCCGCCCCCACCAGGTTCGTCAACTCCCCCGGGAGTTTCTGTTTCCCAGTCCCCTTCTCCACCCCCTTCTGCAGGAGAAACTCTTAGCCCTGGTGCTATAGCTGGCATTGTAATTGTAGTGGTGATTGCAATGCTATATTTTGCGTATGGTAGTAGGTCACAACCGCAAATAATTTACTCTAGGTAGATTGTATTATTTTTTTATTGGTATACAATATGGGTTTTGATCAGTTCTATGGAGCCCGCGACACCCCCGCAACGATGTGTAACAGACCTGATCGTCAGGAAACTTGGTATAGCGATCCCGGAACATATATGGTCTGGGGAAAGGGTGCCTCGTTTACAACGTGGTGCGATGGTGCAGTTAGTAGGGATCTCGCCAGCTGGTGTGCGAAGAATGGGGACTGGCGAGCTCCGTGGGTAATCCCAGCCTTGAACAGAAAGGGGGTAACGGGTGACGCGAATTTTGAGCAAGTTGGTTGGCCTAAAATGGATTGTGGCGGCACTGGGGCTATTGGAGTCTGTACAATGAAAACTCCAAAGGAACAGAATAAATACGCATGTTGTACAAATGGTAAAACCAGTTCTCTACAATGTGGAAATCATTGGTGTAAAGAAGACACATCAAACTGCGATACGTTCATGGGAGCGTATTGTAGTGCGGGGACGAGGTTGATAGACGACGCAAATTGTTACTCCAAGTATCAAACTAGTAAAATTACCGAAATTAACCAGATGTGTTCTCAACCCGAAAATCTAATGAAACCTTTGTGTAAAGATTTTTGCAACAACCAGGTTGATAATGATGGAGCCTACTCAGGTACGTGTAAGGCTACCGCTTCTAGGTATTGTGGTATAGACGCAAATAAAACTAAACCTGAATGCGCGTGTATTACATACAAAGACGATCCAACGTACAAAGAACTCATGACAAAATATGGAGACAGTTTAAAAACTACAAATCACCAATGTTGGGTACCAGCGTGCGTTGGTAATGACATTTGGAGTAACACCATGACAAGTTATACTGGGACTTGCCCCGGGACTATTCAAATTTGTGCACAAAGTTTAAATGTTTCAAGCCTTACAGCTCAAAACATCGGAAAAATTGGTAGCGAGTGTAAGTTAGATTCTACACAGGGCAGTACAACTATTATAAATCAGGCTTCTCCATCTTCATCTCCCCAGTCTTCTAGCCCTCCTCGTACACCACCACCCTCGTCTTCTCCTCCGCCAGGTTCGTCAACTCCCCCGGGAGTTTCTGTTTCTCCTTCTCCGTCCCCAACACCCTCTGCGGGAGGAACTCTTAGTCCTGGTGCTATAGTTGCCATTGTAATTGGCGCAGTTGTGGTGTTCATTTTAATTCTTAAAGCTGCTCGTGTTATTTAGGTTGTAACCACTTCGTTTTACAATTTTCGCACTTCTTTACTCCAATGGTGAATGTTTGTTCATCGTCTGAATAACATCTGTACCCAGCCTCGTACGTTTTAGACTCGTCGCATTGGTTATCGTATCCCGAAAACCTGACATTCATCATGATCGATAGAACGAGTGCGACAATTAAAAATATAAATAGTTTGCTCAGTTTTGACTTCATTTATACTGTACGCACAAAATTTATTCCAAACTTGGAGTGAATGAGACTTTTAGCTCCTGGTAAAGTTGGCTTGGACCACAGAAGCCACCTAGACCAGAATCCCGCAGACTGAATACCCGCACGCGTCCACGTTTCCCCCATTCTCCCGTGCCTCTGTAGATACAACCGCATCCTTGAGGGGTCCTTGTGTTTTGTAAAATCCGAGTATCCTTTTTGACCAAAGTCAACGTGCTTACCGTTTTCAAAAAGAACGCGCCATTTTTTCACTGGGTTGGGACTTTGTATCAATTTGACTTTCATTGTATTGTGGTATGTTGAGATTTTAGTTACCCCTCAACCACGTTGTCTATTAACGCAGCCTTTTCAGCTATTTTTGCGTTTGCGTTTGCTTTTGCGTTGTTTGAACTACCACCCCCACCCCCACCACCCATGAACATCATGGCGATTGATCCAACCGTCAACAAACATGAGAGAGAAATCATGAATATAATAAACTGTCTTCTACTCTTACTGGCGTCATCCTTGGGTAGTGCTATGTATCCAATAACGTTCGAGGCAATCGACAGTATTGCGAATAATAACAACAAGATTGATGTGAAGCTCATTTATACAGTACGCTTTGAAAAAAACCTGGCAAATGTTTTTGTTTTATAGTATGACTTGTACGCTTCTGTAATGTCTGGGTTCCAGTGTTCTTCTGGCATACACTCTGGGATGTCCTGAACAGAATAGTAGGCTTTAGCTGATTTTATGGATCCAAATGAGGGTGGTTGATTCATCTTGAGCCATAAAATGTGTTTTGAGCACGCGTGAACTTTGCGGAATCTCTTGGTGTACTCTATCGCGAGGGCTAAACCAACGTCTGTGGCAAGGTTGTACGCCTCCTTCGAACTCCGTACCCATAGGCACATCGGATGATTCGGGTGAGCCGGTCTGTATCCTCTCTGAGTTCCAGACTTATTATAAGGAGCTCGCGAACTCCAGTCTGGTTCACCAGAAAAGTGCCAAGCTGTATACAACATCTGTACAATTTCGAGAAGAATCTTGATAACATGTTGGTCACAGTACAATGTCGCACACTCCTCTGGGTCCAGAGACAAGAAGAATATGTTCATTTTGAACAAGTGCATAGCACTTGGACGTATGAGCCCCAGAAACATCTATTTGTACAGGCACTCCCTACACACAGCCTTGTAAATGTCGTGGTCCCCAACGAGCTCCTGAGTCGTCGTGTCTTCGCAGAAGCGGCGCGTGAACGGGGCCAGAGTCCCGTCGTTACAAACCATACAGAGCGCGTGGAGCTTGAGGACCTCGTCGGCGAGCGGGATGATGTCGAAGATTTCACCGAACGGCCTCTGAAGAAAATCGCCGTCGAGACCGGCCAAGATGATTCGCTTGACGCGCGGTCCCACGCGCTGAACAAACTCCCGGAGACCCGTGAAAAATTGAGCCTCGTCTATGGCAACCACGTCGACGTCGATCGACTCCAGAAGCGACAAGTCTGAAACCTTTACACACTCGAACGTGTCTGAGTTGTGGGTCTTGATAACCTCTCTCTCGCTTCGAGTGTCCTTGGACGAGTTTATAACGAGGATGGATTCATTGATCGCACGATGTCTCTTCAAACGTCTGATCAATTCTGTGGATTTCCCCGAAAACATACAGCCCATTATGATTTCAATGCGAGCCATTCTCACTTATATTTGTAGAGTTTTTATTTTTTATGCGTTCAGTCACAAGAAGAAAATCTGGTGATGAGAAGATTACCCGGTAGTCTTTTTTCAATCTGGGTCATGTACGGATGAAAAGGAAACCTCTTGATGAGGTGGTCAAAAAACTGCTTCGAATCGCTCTCGTGGCCGACGACGTCATAAAACGTTCGGCTTCCGATTTCCCAGCACGTAACGTCTAGACGCTGTCTGAGTTCCTTGTCATCCATGGTACGAAACACCTCGGGAACCCAGATACACGTGAGCTTCCGGATGCGACCCTTTATGAGAGCGATGGCGCTCGCGAGCCGACTCTCACGTCCCCATATTTCAACGACGCGACGTTCCATGTCAAGCCAGATGTACTGGGTTCCCGAACGCTCCGTGATGTTTTTCAGGTGGTACCCACCCCGACCCATAAACTTGAGAACATCTACGTACTCCGGAATGCGAACCTCGGTGTAGAAAGCGTTCGGGGGGTCGTAAGGAGCCATCTTTTCTTATTATACACGAGTTTCACATCTTTAGACTCATATTTTTTAACTATATATGGTATATGAGTACAGATCCTGGAGCCAAAAAGAAAGCTCCGCGAATTTGGCACGAGAAACACCAAGATGTTTTAAAAAACTGGGGAGAATCGGCTGCGTGTTATCGGTACATGCATTTCAAGGCGTACGAGCAATATAAAAGGACAAACATGTTGTACACGTTGCCCATCATCGTCATAGGAACGGTCACGGGTACGGCCAACTTTGCGCAGTCGACATTCCCGAAGGACGCGCAGCCGTTCGTCCCGTCCGTCATAGGAGCCCTTAACCTCTTCTCAGCGATACTGACGACAGTTGCGCAATTTCTCAAAGTTGCGGAACTGATGGAGAGTCACAGAGTCAGTTACATAAACTACGGCAAGCTCGCGCGACACATAAAGCTCGAAATCAACTTGCCCGTCTCCGAGAGGACCCACCACGGCGCGAACATGCTCGACATATGCGGCGCCGAATACGACCGTCTCATAGAGCAGTGTCCCCCTGTTCCCAAGGAAATCATGAACCAGTTTGTAAAAGATTTTCCGGAAGGCGACGAAGACAAGAAGAATTTGAAATTCACGAGGCCCGAGGTTTTCACCGTTCAACCGTTCGACGAGTACCCGTTCGAACTCAACACACCTGTCGCAAAGGACCCACCTAAAAGAACGTTTTTCAGCCCCACTGTGAGAAAGTTGGAAATCGGCGCAAACACCAGGAACGAACTCGTCCGAGAACTCAGTGAACTCAACAGGAGATCTATAGTGAGCAGTCAACACGTCGCGATTGACATTCCGACTCGGGCGGCTCGCGAAGACAACCTTCACGAAGGTTCGGACCCGCCTTGAGCCTCCAGAAACCTCCTCTCCTCGTTTGCTCGAACCCCATTCGTGTATCCAGACATGGAATACCCAGTTCCGGTTTCGCTAGCAACCTGATTCGCTAGAGCAACGTGGCGAGCCGTTGGATTCTTCACGAGCTTCAAAAGCGACTTGACCCTTTCATCAAAGCTAGGCATCGGAACGTCGCCATAATGATCCATCTTACTTTTGGTACCTATGGTGCGCTCATTTTAAGTTGTTTCCTGATACTCGAGACCTGAAATATGAGGTACAGTATCAGAACCATGAGGACGATGTTGAAGACTGCGACACCCGCAACGTACGGCGTCGCTTCTTTTTTAACTTTTGTTTTTATTTCGTCATTATTGAAAACCATATCTAAAGCTTGTTTCGTTATATCATCCATGGATAGGTTTGTTATTAGTAAGACTATAAAAGAAAAATGCGACTTTATCGGCAACCAATCCATCTACGACATCGTTGAAAACATAGTACAAACGTGTGAGACTGTTTGTCTTTATGGGGACTCTGGTGTCGGAAAGACGCATCTCGTGAGCCACATCATGAGACATAGAAACTGGGTCGACCTCACGCACGATCTCATAAAAAATTCAGAATTCATGGAACGATTGAAGACTTCCGACTGTCATGTCGTCATAGATGATCTCGAGTCTGATGTTCACCTTGTCAAGGATATTTTCGAAACTGTTCGGTCCGGTGGAAAGTTATCGAAAGGTTCTCTCATTATCATTTCTCGAAACGTCGGCAAGGTTGACTTTTGTAATGGAGTCTACTTTGAGCACACAGACACCCCGACCGTGGTCACCATCGGCCGGCGTCAGTTTCCAAAGGAACCCCTCGCGCGACTCGAGAAGCTCGCAAACGAGTCTCGAGGTAACGTGAGAAACTTTCTGTACTCTATTAAATTTCCCGGAACTCGAGACATTTTTAAAACCCCTAGGGATTTTATATGCGACTTATTGTGTTCTGACTCGACTGCGAACCCCATGGACTACTTTGGAAAAACGATTCACGAACACGGGTACACATGGGACATTGTTCACGAAAACTACACAGACTCCGAGAATGCCGACCTCGTCTTCGTGACCGAATGTATGTCGCAGGCTGACGTTCTCGACACTGAAATATACAAGGGAAACTGGGATCTGATACCATTCTTTTCTTCAATCTCGACGGTCGCCCCGGCTCTTCAGATTAACCACTCGCTCGACCGATCCAAGATTCGTTCCGGGAGCGCGTGGACAAAGTTTGGAAATTACAAGATGAGACACATGAAATATGTATCCATGTCGAATCGATGTCAGTACAAGGTTGATGTGGACTCTCTGATGCTCTTGAAGTTGTACTGCCAGTGCGACCGCGAAAAGGCTCTCGACATTTGTAAAGAGTACAAAATTGGGAGCTCCGACATGGATGTCATAAACCATCTCGCGCTACTGAACAAACTGAAACCAAAGGAGTTACAGTCCATCAAAAAGTCTCTAAAGGGCGCCTCCTAATGTCCCGGTACCTTTTCACAAATAGGATGACCGCGATCGCGATGACACACAAGTACACCTTTGTCATGAGGCTTGGACCGCCCGTTTCCTCTGGGAGTTCGATCCTCTTGAGTCTCGCGAAATCAACAACTTGTGTCATCTCTACTTAAACTTTACAAAATATGTATCACTAAAAAGATGAAGGTTCACTTCGGTCCCGAGTTACACACCCAGGTGAAGCAGGCTCTGTACTATGCCACTTTCATGGGCAAGGATCTTGGTCACGACAGGTTCGTTGGAAGGTACGACGAGGATGACAACGAACTCATGACGTACTTGTTTGACGGGACTATTGAAGTTGAAGGCGTAAAGTTGGAAATTCACAGAACCGACAAAGTTCATGCGACCGCTCACGCAATAGTTGGGGAGGTTTACGGGTACTTTGAGTCTGATACTATTGAAAACATCAAAGCCTTTTTCGAAAAGGCTGAAACGTACACGAAAAATTTATTGAGTTCAACCAAGTCCGCGGACCACATTAAGATTCTCAAGTTTGTATACGGGTGGGAGGGTGACTGTCAAGTGAGGAAGAAGACGTTTGGGTCCATTCACTTGCCGGCGAAAGTCTTGAACGATTTCAAATTTGACATTGAAAACTTTCTATCCGAAAAGACTAAGAAGAGGTACGAAGAACTCGAGTTGACCCCCAGTCGCATATACGGTCTCTATGGCCCACCTGGAACTGGAAAGACGACCCTCATATACACCACGGCATCGTTCTATTCCATGAACATAGCGACGTTGTCGTTCGACGCCGAGATGAATGACCGCTCGTTCCAGTCGGCTCTCAAGAAGATTCCACCCAAGACCATATTGTGTCTCGAGGATATCGACGCCCTCTTCAGAGAGGACCGAAAATCGACCGAGTCTTGTGTGACGTTCAGTGGAGTCATAAACGCACTCGACGGCGTGATGAAACTCAAGAATCTCATAATCTTCGTGACGACCAACCACTTGGATAGGTTGGACCCGGCTCTCAAGAGGCGCATCGACTATTTTGTCAAGTTTGACTTTTGTACAAAGGAA